GGAAGCGTTAAAGTTAGCCGGAATGGTTATTAAAGCAAGCTTAAAACGTACCGATCCTCGCATAAACGAGTACATCGGGGCAAGATGTTGAATATAATCAGTGGGGGTGTATAGAGGCGTGGTAGATGTTATTGAGCCAGTGGCAACGGGTGTTAACTGCCAGGGTCGAATGAGAAGGTTAGTAGCAGTCGTTCCTGGTTGGGTTGCATTGGCTGGAATCGCAGTAAATGTTGACGTCTGTACACGAATGAAACGCTTAATGAGTTGCCTCGCCGACGTCACAACCTCTCCAACACACATGGACGCCGGTGGAATTTTAAGTCCTCCTGCATTCATGTGGTCTTCTGAAACCTCCTTCGTATCTTCAACACCTCCAACTTGTGCAGTACCTTCGACTGGTATCTCATTATCCATGTCTTCTACCACCTCACGCTTAGAGCGCTTTGGTGGTTTCTTACCCTTGTTAGTGGTGACCACTTCCAAGGCGGATGATGAGGCCAGTGCGGTGGTGGGGAGTCCATAAGGCAAAAACGTGGTCTGATTCGGGACTGCGAACTGAGCATTTTCCATGTGGGAGAACACAATAACTTCGACGACGGAGGCACATTGTGGGGCAGCAACAAGAGGGTTAATAACCGTCATTTGTATTTGTCCCAAACAATAGTTCCTAGCGTCACCAGAAGTTAGAGGTACTCCCCGGTCGATTTCAGTCAACAGCCAAGGTCGAACGGCAGCAAAGGGGATACGGAAACGTACAGTAGATGAAGTTGTTAAATCCACATCTGCAGTTTCGGTATACCCTGGCATGTCGTTCAACGGAAACGATTGCGTAGCGTAGTTGTAGAGTCGGGAGGAGATCCTGACGCGGCCAGAATGCATTTGAGTCTTCACAAAGTGAAAATCAAATACAAAGTCGCCACGCCAGAGATTCAACAATGTTGCGATTCGAGCAGCAGGGCTCAGTCTGTCGACCGAACCTTTCACCACTGTGGAAGCAGCACCTTTCCATCCAAGATATTGGGGAGAAAGAGGCAACGACCACAATGCTGTATCACTCTGATCCGCAACATTCCAATCGAAATTGGCAATATAAGCGGGACGAGCGGCTATGTAAGATAAAGCCATCTCGTCATGGTCAGTACCAGCAAAACCAGAAAAAGTCTGAAGTTCATTGCCGGCAGAAAAACCAAGTTTGTGAGAAGTGTCGGCACCATCGTAGTTCAAGAAATACCGTCCAGGGGCCTGTAAGACACGTGTTACAGGGGCCTGAACAGTAGGTTTCGAGAAACCAAACAGTTTCAACACGTTTGAAGCGGCGGTCGAAAACAACGACACAGGCTTAGCTAGAGAGCCGAGCCCAACCATTGGCAGG